TGAGGCATTTTATAACAACTGCCGATTCATCTTCACCTGTAACTACAAGAACAAGATTATTGAACCTCTTCACTCCCGATGTGCAGTCATCGATTTCACAATCAAAGGGAAACAGCGTGTACAACTCGCAGGTAGTTTCTTTCAACGACTTCAATCAATCTTGGATGCGGAGAGGATTGAGTATGATCAAAAAGTCGTTGCGGAACTTGTATCAAAACACTTTCCTGACTTCCGCAGGGTACTCAACGAGTGCCAAAGATATTCTACGGGAGGAAAAATCGACTCGGGCATTCTTGCATCTTTCTCAGACATCTCTGTAAATGAACTCATCAAAAATCTCAAGGATAAAAACTTTACTGAAGTCCGAAAGTGGGTGGTCTCCAACCTGGACAACGATGCTAATAGTTTACTTCGCAGGATTTATGACTCCACTTTTGATTGTCTTTCACCCCAGTCTATCCCTGCTGCCGTTCTTATTATTGCTAAGTATCAATATCAATGTGCGTTCGTGGCTGACCAAGAAGTAAATCTTCTTGCTGCTCTTACTGAAATTATGTGTGAGTGTGAATTTAAATGACTTCTCAAAAATCATTAAAAACCTGTTTGAGATATCCAGGTGGTAAGTCCCGTGCTTGCGTCAAAATGGATCCATACTTTCCAGATCTTCGTAACTATGACGAGTTCCGTGAACCATTCCTTGGTGGCGGAAGTGTTGCGATTTATATCACAAAGAAATATCCTAACCTAGATATTTGGGTGAATGATCTTTATGAACCACTTGTAAACTTCTGGCAACAACTCCAGATGTTTGGTACTGACTTAAAAAACAAACTTGTGGATCTTAAGGCAGCAAATAATACTCCAGACTTGGCTAAAGAACTTTTTCTTAAAGCAAAGGAGCAAGTTAATGACAAAGATTTGCCAAGCATTGATCGTGCTGTGGCTTTCTATGTTGTCAATAAGTGCAGTTTCTCTGGTCTTACGGAGAGTTCATCATTTTCAGCACAAGCATCCAATTCCAACTTTTCAATGCGGGGGATTGAAAAACTGCCTGGGTATTCTAAGATAATTGAACATTGGCGTATAACTAATTACTCCTACGATTATCTGATGGATGGATACAAGGGTGCTTTTATGTATCTCGATCCTCCTTATGATATTAAGGATAATCTCTATGGGCATAAGGGATCAATGCACAAAGGATTTGATCACGATAAGTTTGCTGCTGATTGCGATGCTAATGGTATGGACCAGTTGGTAAGTTATAATTCGGATCAACTAGTAAAAGATCGGTTTAAGGACTGGAACGCTGCTGAGTTTGATCTCACTTATACGATGCGTTCTGTTGGTGAATATATGCGTGAGCAAAAACAAAGAAAAGAACTGCTACTTTTTAATTATGGAATTGAAGGATTGGTTGAACTCAATAAATCAAACGAAGAATAATTTACTTGAGGAAAATCCAGATGCTTTAAAGGAATACGCACCTTACATTATTAACCGTTGTTTGTCGGGACACCTTGATTGTGTTCTCTTCGCAAATGAAATGAATATGAATCATAATCTTGATAAAGATATGCAATATTCATTTTATCTAAATACTATAAGAAAAAGGAAGAGGTACTCTCCCTGGCTCCGTAAAGATAAAATCAAAGACTTAGAATATGTAAAACAATACTATGGATATAGTAATGAAAAAGCATATCAAGCACTGAAAATTTTGTCGAAAGAGCAAATCAACTTTATTAAACAACGACTTGAAACTGGCGGAACAAAATGACAACTCAAACAATTGAACCACAAGTAAATTGGTCACAAGACCAAATGGTGGAAGTTATTCTAAATGAACCCGATGATTTTCTAAAGGTTCGTGAAACTTTGACTCGTATCGGAGTTGCTTCTAGAAAGGAGAAAAAACTCTACCAGTCTTGTCATATTCTTCATAAACAGGGAAGATACTATATCGTTCATTTTAAAGAACTATTTGCTCTTGATGGCAAACACGCTAATCTCACTGTAAATGATGTTCAGAGACGTAACCGCATTGTTCGTCTACTTGCAGATTGGGGATTGATTACTGTGATTGATCAGGATAAGGTGTCTGATATTGCACCTCTAAATCAAATCAAAGTTCTTGCATATAAGGATAAAGGTGATTGGATTCTGGAGCAGAAATATAATATTGGTAAAAAAGGTAAAGTAGTAGAAACCGAATAAATAGTGATGTGCCATTCGTGCGGCACTCTACAAAAGTCGGAACACCCTAAAGAGAAGTTCGGTTTTTACCGTTCTTCTCTTTTTTGATTTTTGGTTAAATAGTATTGGATGCCTTCGGGATCCACACAACACAAACTCGCTTTAAAAGGAGCTACTATAATGCCTAACTTTACAAGGTATACTGCTGCGGATCTTCCTGCGTTGATGGAGAGGATCAACAAATACAGTATTGGAATGGATGAATATTTTGATCGTATTTTCCATCTACACGAAACTACTACAAACTATCCCCCATATAATCTTGTTCAAGTCAGTAACGTAGAATCGCGTTTAGAACTTGCTCTTGCTGGATTTAAGAAGAAAGAGGTTTATGTCTACACACAAGACGGCAAACTCTTTGTGGAGGGACAAAAAGAAGATAAAGAAACGGAGTCCAACTATCTCCACAAAGGTTTGGCTCAACGGAGTTTTAAGAGAGCGTGGACACTTTCTGATGATACGGAAGTTAGATCAGTTGATTTTGAGGATGGGCTTTTAACTGTGACTCTTGGTAGAATCGTTCCTGATCATCATAAACGAAAGGACTATCTATAAATAAAAATAAAAAATGAAAACCTTCCAGGAATTTAATAAAATCTTAAAGGAAATGAAAGGTGACTTTGGTGCTGATGCAAAACCACCAAAACCCAACTGTTATGGAAAAACTACAACTTATGCTATGCTTCCTGGAAAGAAAGTGTGTAAGTTCAAAAGAAAGAGATAAATACTTTTGAATATCGTCGGCGCGAGGGGACCCTGGCAAAATCCAGGTTGACTCCCCTCTTTTTTCTTGCTATAGTGTTTAAAGGTAATGGACTATTATGACTGTAAAACTTATTCTCCTAAAATCGGGCGAAGATGTAATCGCAGATGTTCAAGAAATGGTCATCAATGACAAGGTTGTTGGTTACATTTTTAATAAACCTTGTAGCATCAAAATGCGAGTTAGGGAAGAGGATACTGATAAGGAAAAAACTGATTCGGTAAAAATTAGATTGACTCCTTGGATTATCCTGACAAAAGATACTAAAATCCCAGTATCTTTGGATTGGGTAATTACACTTGTTGATCCAATAGATCAACTACTAAAAATGTATGAAGAGGACATCTTAATCAATGGAAAAAATAACCAAAGTGTTAGTGTTAATGAATCAACAAATCCTGATAACTCAAATTGAGGAAGTTGGTGCTGATATTGGAGAACCAGATTGCAAACTTATATCACCATTTGTTGTAAAAAGTGATAAAACTTTAGAACCATTTCTTTGTGGATACACGAAAGAAAAAACTTTTATGATGAGTTCGGAAAAGATTCTTACTCTTGTGGATCCCACACCAACTCTACTTGAAAAATATGAGGACTTGATTAAAGAATGACGCAACGCTTTTATACTAATGTTCAATTGATTGGAAATCAAATTCTTGTTCGTGGAGTTGAAAATGGAAAGAGGTTTGAAAGCAGAGATGAGTTTTATCCAACTCTTTTTGTAAAAAGTAAAAAAGATTCAAAATACAGAACTTTAAATGGAGAATTTGTAGAACCAATAAAACCAGGAACTATCCGAGATTGTCGTGAGTTCTATAAAAAGTATGAAAGCGTAGATGGATTTGAGATTTATGGAAATGATAGGTACATCTGTCAATACATTTCTGAAAAATATCCAGAGGATGAAATTAAGTTTGATATCAGTAAAATCAAACTTGTAACTATTGATATTGAGGTTGCCTCTGAAGCAGGATTCCCTGATGTTGAATCTTGTTCTGAAGAAATCCTTTCAATTAGTATTCAGGATTATACTACTAAAGAGATTATTACTTGGGGAGTTAAACCATTTAAACATAATCGGAAAGACTTGACTTATCATTATTGTCCTTCTGAATATGAACTTCTCAATAATTTTATTAACTATTGGATGTTCAATGTTCCCGATGTTATTACTGGGTGGAATATTCAACTTTATGACGTTCCTTATATTTGTAAGCGACTGAATCGTGTTCTTGGTGAGAAACTAATGAAGCGTTTCTCTAACTGGGGACTTGTAACTGAAGGTGAAACTTATATTCAAGGTAGAAAGCACACTACGTTTGATGTTGGTGGACTGACTCAACTTGATTATCTTGACCTCTATAAGAAGTTTACATATAAAGCACAAGAATCATATCGCCTTGATTATATTGCTGAAGTTGAGTTGGGACAGAAAAAACTTGACCACTCCGAGTTTGATACCTTTAAGGATTTTTATACGCAGGGGTGGCAAAAGTTTATTGAATATAACATCATTGACGTAGAACTTGTTGACCGTTTGGAAGACAAGATGAAGTTGATTGAACTTGCTTTAACGATGGCATATGACGCAAAAGTGAATTATGCAGATGTGTTTTATCAAGTTAGGATGTGGGACAATATCATTTACACATATCTTAAGAAAAGAAATATCGTAATTCCACCAAAGAATAAAACAAAAAAAGATGAGAAATATGCTGGTGCCTATGTAAAGGAACCTATTCCAGGAATGTATGATTGGGTTGTGAGTTTTGACTTGAACTCTCTATATCCTCACCTGATTATGATGTATAACATTTCGCCAGAGACTCTGCTTGAAGAAAAACATCCAACAGTTTCTGTAGATAAGATTTTGAATCAAAGTCTTAGTTTTGAGATGTATAAAGACTATGCAGTGTGTGCAAATGGTGCAATGTTCCGCAAAGACGTTCGTGGATTTCTTCCAGAACTAATGGAGAAGATTTATAATGAACGTGTCATTTTTAAGAAAAAGATGCTTGTTGCCGAACAAGAATATGAGAAGACAAAAAACAAAGAGTTGATTAAAGAGATCTCTCGTTGCAACAATATTCAAATGGCACGTAAGATTCAACTCAACTCTGCTTATGGTGCTATTGGCAATCAGTATTTCCGTTATTACAAACTAGCAAATGCTGAGGCAATCACATTGTCTGGACAAGTTTCTATTCAATGGATTATGAATCGTGTCAATTCTTATCTAAACAAGATTCTTAAAAGTGGAGATGTTGATTATGTTATTGCTTCTGATACCGATTCTTTGTATATCAATATGGGTCCTTTGGTTGGGAGTGTATTCAAAGGAAGAGAGAAAACTACTGAAAGCATTGTTTCGTTCCTTGATAAGGTCTGTCAGGTGGAATTTGAAAAGTATATTGAAAATTCTTACCAAGAACTGGCGGACTATGTAAACGCTTATGAACAGAAAATGTTTATGAAACGTGAGTGTGTTGCTGAACGTGGTATTTGGACTGCAAAGAAGCGATACATTCTTAGTGTTTGGGATAGTGAAGGTGTTCGCTATGAAGAACCTAAACTCAAGATCAAAGGTATTGAAGCAATCAAATCTTCTACTCCCGCACCTTGTCGTAAGATGTTGAAAGATTCTTTCAACATTATGATGAGTGGAACCGAAGATGATATGATTAGTTTTATTGATAAATGTCGCCTTGAATTTAGGACACTTTCTCCAGAATCTATCTCTTTTCCAAGGTCAGCGTCTGATGTTCAGAAGTATTCTTCTTCATCCAATATCTATATTGGAGGAACTCCGATTCACGTTCGTGGAGCACTTTTGTTTAATCACTACATTAAGCAAAATAAGTTGACCAACAAATATTCTCTTATTCAAAACGGAGAAAAAATCAAGTTTGTTTATCTCAAAAAACCAAACATTATTCACGAGAATGTGATCACATTCATTCAAGATTTTCCGAAGGAACTCAATCTTGACAAATACATAGACTATGAACTACAATTTGAGAAAGCATTTCTAGAACCACTTAAGATTATTCTTGATTCTATTGGGTGGAATGTTGAAAAAACCGCAAGTTTGGAGTCATTTTTCTCTTGATGGAAATACCCATAACTGAAAAAGAGTTTAAAAAAATAATAGAGATTCTTAAAAAAACCAATGAAAAGGATCTTTATAACAAATTGTGGACCTTTAATTTTAATAGGAAAAAGTAAATTATGGATTTCTTAAAGGATATTGTAAAAGAGATTGGAGATGACTTTACTAAGTTAGCATCTGATATTGATGAGACTGAAACTTATGTTGACACAGGTTCGTACATTTTTAATGCACTGGTTTCAGGTAGCATATTTGGCGGTGTATCTGGCAACAAGATTACTGCTATTGCTGGAGAGTCTAGTACTGGAAAAACTTTCTTCAGCCTCGCCGTTGTTAAGAATTTTCTTGATACCAATCCCGATGGCTATTGTCTCTATTTTGATACTGAAGCCGCTATTACCAAATCACTTGTAGAATCCCGTGGAATTGATACTTCTCGTCTGGTTGTTGTTAACGTTGTTACTATTGAAGAGTTTCGCACAAAAGCACTCAAAGCAGTAGATCTTTACTTAAAAAAACCCGAAGAAGAACGCAAACCTTGTATGTTTGTGTTAGACTCTTTGGGTATGCTTTCCACCGAGAAAGAAATTAACGATGCACTGAACGATAAGCAAGTTCGTGATATGACTAAATCGCAACTTGTGAAAGGTGCTTTCCGAATGCTCACACTCAAACTAGGTCAAGCAAATGTCCCGCTCATTGTCACAAATCATACATACGATGTCATCGGAGCTTACGTACCAACTAAAGAAATGGGAGGAGGTTCTGGACTCAAATACGCAGCGTCTACGATCATCTATCTCAGCAAAAAGAAAGAGAAGGATGGAACAGAAGTGGTCGGCAATATTATCAAGGCTAAGACTGCTAAATCGCGTTTGAGTAAGGAGAACAAAGATGTTGAAGTCCGTTTGTATTATGATGAGCGCGGCCTTGATCGTTTTTATGGTCTTTTGGAACTTGGTGAGATTGGTGGACTCTGGAAGAATGTAGCAGGACGCTATGAGATTGATGGTAAGAAACTTTATGCCAAACAGATTCTAAAAGAACCTGAAGTATATTTCACTGAAGAAGTGATGCAACAATTAGACGAAATCGCACGCAAGGAATTTAGTTATGGAGAAAGTTGAGTTTCTAATCCTTAGAAACCTTTTGCACAATGAAAAATATATCCGAAAAGTAATACCTTTTCTTAAATCAGAATACTTTGAAGATCAAAATCAAAAAATTGTATTTGAAGAGATACTATCTTTCGTTCAGGAATATAATCAACCCGCAACTAAAGAAGTTCTTTGTATTGAGGTAGAAAAAAGAACAGACATTAATGAGCAATCTTTTAAGGAAATTATTCAAACCATTTCTTGCTTAGAAGATGTGCCCACTGAGTTTGAGTGGTTAGTTGATACTACTGAAAAGTGGTGTCGCGACCGTGCTATCTATTTGGCACTGATGGAATCTATTCATATTGCCGATGGTAAGGATGAAAAGAAAAATCGCGACAGCATTCCTTCCATTCTTTCTGATGCTCTTGCTGTAAGTTTTGATAATCACGTTGGTCACGATTATCTACAGGATTATGAACAAAGATACGAATCATATCACAAAAAGGAGGATAAAATTGAATTTGATCTTGAATACTTTAACAAAATCACGAAAGGTGGTCTCCCTAACAAAACTCTTAACATCGCTCTTGCTGGTACGGGTGTCGGGAAATCTCTATTCATGTGCCATGTGGCTAGCTCCGTCTTGCTCCAGGGACGGAACGTTCTGTACATTACGTTGGAAATGGCAGAAGAACGCATTGCTGAAAGAATTGATGCAAACCTCCTAAATGTTCCTATTCAAGACATTGCAGATCTTCCCAAGCAAATGTTTGAGAATAAGGTCACAAATCTTGCAAAGAAAACTCAAGGTACTCTGATCATTAAAGAGTATCCAACTGCGTCTGCACATTCGGGTCATTTCAAGGCACTTCTGAATGAACTTGCACTTAAGAAATCATTTAGACCTGATATAATCTTCATTGATTATCTTAATATCTGTTCTTCTTCCCGGTTTAAGGGTGGTAGTAATGTCAATTCTTATACGCTGGTTAAGTCAATTGCAGAAGAACTTCGTGGTCTTGCTGTAGAGTTTAATGTTCCTATCGTGAGTGCAACTCAAACTACCCGCAGTGGTTATGGTTCTTCTGATGTGGAACTGACTGATACTTCAGAGTCTTTTGGTCTTCCTGCAACTGCTGACTTAATGTTTGCACTAATTTCTACAGAAGAACTTGAAGGTCTTGGGCAGATTCTGGTCAAGCAACTTAAGAACCGATATGCTGAAACTGATAAATATAGAAGGTTCGTCTTGGGAATTGACCGATCAAAAATGAGGTTATATGATTGCGAACAATCTGCTCAAAATGATATTATAGACTCTGGTAATGGTAATGATTATAAGGAAGACGTTAAACCAAACTTAAAAAAATCATTTGAGGGATTCAAATTCTAATGGGAATTATTTACTGTATTCACAATTTATCTACAGGTAAAAAATACATAGGACAAACTGTAGAAAAATTGCAAAGAAGAGTTGTTCGCCATTTTAGGACAATTAATGAAACTAAAATTAGTAGAGCAATCCAAAAATATAGTAAATATGATTTTGTTTATGGTATAGTTGAAGAAGTTGATAATAGAAATTTATTAGATGAAAGAGAAAAGTATTGGATTCAACATTATGATTCTGTAAATGATGGATTTAATATTAAAGAAGGTGGAAAGTGTGCAAGAGGATATAAACAATCACAAAGTTCTATAGAAAAAAGAAGAGAGAAATTATTGGGAAGACCTTTAAGTGAAGAGCATAAACAAAAAATAAGTAAAGCACATATGGGAAAAGTTCTCTCAAAGGAAACAGTTAATAAAATGATTACATATAGAACTGGAAGAAATCTTACAGAAAGTTGTAAAGAAAAAATCTCTCATTCACATTCTAAAAATACATATAAACTAACAAATAAAGATGGAACAACTTTAACAATTAAAAATCTTTCAAAATTCTGTAAAGAAAACAATTTACACCAATCTGCTTTTGTTAGAATTATGAATGGAGAAAGAAAGTATCATAAAAATTGGACTATTAAAAAACTTGACTTAATATAAAAATAACTGTAAAATTAAAAGGAGATTGAAAAAAATTATGACTATTGATCTTAATAAGTATGTTGAGTTTGTGAATACAACAACCTCAAAACCAAGTAAAGAGCACACACCATTTATTGATCGTTTGATGGAACTTCGTCAAGAAGAGTTTCCTACTGAGCGTCTTCTCACTGCTGCTGTAGGAATGTCTGCTGAGGCAGGTGAGTTTACTGAGATTGTAAAAAAGATTGTCTTTCAAGGTAAACCAGTAAACCAAGAAAACCTATTTCATCTAAAACGTGAACTTGGAGATATTATTTGGTATGTTTCCCAAGCGTGTATTGGACTTGATATTTCTCTTGAAGAAGTAATCCAAATGAACTTTGAAAAACTGAGTGCTCGTTATCCTGAAGGTGCTTTTACTATTGAACGTTCTGAAAATCGTAAGCAGGGAGACCTATGACTAAAGAAAAACAAGTAACACTTAAAATGGATGCTCGTACAGCAGCAGCAGTTCGCCAAGTTCTGTTTGATTCTCAAAAAGGATATACTTATGATGAAGTAAGTGTTCCTCCACGAGTTGCTGATATTCGTGGAGTTATTCAACAACTTGATGACAATATTGGTGTTGCCCTTGGTGTCTGACCCTTCGGGGTCTTTTTTTTTATAAATAAATAAAAAACAATTTGTAAAAAAATGGACCCAAAAGAACTACGCGGTTTGATGGAAGCATATTCTGAAGTTTATGCTCCTCAAGAGGAACTTGATGAAGCAGAAGGTTCATATGGAGAAACACCAAAAGCATATAGTGCAGCGTCAAAAACCAAAATGACTGCAAAGAGGAAACCATTTCTCAAAGCAATGCAAAGAAGAACCAATCCTGCTGAGAGAAAGGATGCTTATGGTTCACCTCGTAAGGGGATGACTGCTGATGATAGAGAAAGAGCAAGAGCAGGTGATGCCCACGGTGTAGGAACTCGTCAAGATCACGATTATCCTTCAGAAGGACCTGGTGGAGTAACTAAGAATCCTAAGAAACTCCGTAAGCAAAAAGCAATGGGAGAGTTTGCTAAAGAAGAGTTTGATATCTTTGATGTAGTTCTTGAGTTCCTCCAAGTAGAAGGATATGCAGAAACTCTGGAAGAAGCAGAGTGGATTATGGCAAATGAACTAGATTCCGAAGATATTGAAGAAATCTTGGAAGCAGAAGGTTCATACGGTGAAACTCCAAAAGCATATAGTGCAGCATCAAAAACCAAAATGACTGCAAAGAGGAAACCATTCCTCAAAGCAATGCAGAGGAGAACTAATCCTGCTAACAGAAAGGATGCTTATGGTTCTCCAAGAAAGGGTCTAACTGCCGATGATAGAGAAAGAGCAAGAGCAGGTTCTGCTCATGGTGTAGGGACTCGTCAGGACCACGATTATCCTTCAGAGGGTCCTGGCGGCGTAACCAAGAACCCCAAGAAACTCCGTAAGCAAAAAGCGATGGGTGAGCACGACTGATAAATAAATCGGAAGGTTGCTCTAACCCGCTTGACTTTTAGTTGAGCGGGTTTTATAATTTCTGTATTCGGGGAATTAGCACAGTCTGGTAGTGCGCCTGCTTTGCAAGCAGGAAGTCAGGAGTTCGAGTCTCCTATTCTCCATTCTAAATACTTTAAAGAGAATTTTATCCGATGGCCACCAGTGCTACAGAAACTGCTAAACAGGAAAATGGTTCAAGAGTTTTTTTTGAATCTGTAATTGAAACTGGAAAAGAACCATCTGATGCAGTTATGTTGAAAGTTTATGATGGATATAATGCAGAATGGAAAGAGACATATAGAAAACAAGCAGAAGCACTAAAGAAATTTCTTGGTTCAAATAAAGGATATGAGTATTCTAGAGATTCTGGGATAATGCCATATATTGAAGGTATTGCCAAAAAAGATTGTGGAGTTTCTGTCAAAGATAGATGGAATCCTATGGATATTGTTATGGTTAAGAAAAATATGAAAAAGACTATTGAGGGGACAATAAAAGAACTTACCAATATTGATGGGATCAGTCAGCAGGCAAATCTTTCACTTTTGAATACTTATATGAAAGAGGCATTAGAAGATAAGATATTGATTGGAGTTTCTCTAAAGGCAATATCCAAAAACAAAAAAGTTGCTAGTGTGGAATTGGCAAATATGGGTGGAGATAAAACTGGAAGAGTCGATATTGACCTTATTCCAGGTTCATTGAAATGTACTCTTACTTTGGGAAAGAAAGCAAATTTTTTATTTGACACTGGAGAACTTGGATTTGATTTGAAAACGGAATCTGGAGGACAAATTCACGGACAATCTAGAAATTTTCAATATTCCCAAGCAAGAAATGTAGTTCAAACTGACTTAACACCAAAAGGAAAAGATGCTGGAGCAAAACTTGGAAAGGTTTCTAGTGTTGCAATGGATAAGTTTTTTGTAGATCTTGGAATGACAAGACCATCCTCTGCAACTAAACACCCACATATTCCTGCTGTGGGAAAATGGGATGATACTGATAAGAAATATTGGATAGATTTGTATAATAAACTTAAAAACAATTCTATGGTAGATTTTGGTGAAGTTGCAGTGTACCAGGACGGCAAAAAAATTGGAGATACTTTTGAGGAGGTTTTGGAGAATGCAATCATATATGAAACAAATACAAGTGATAGGAGTTCTGCTGGAAGATTTTCTTCAAAACTTATTGCTATGGAATGGGCAAATACTTGGGTAAAAATTTCTAAAAAAGGAGAAATGAAAAATTGGTGTAGAGTTTTATATTATGGAGCAAAAAAAGAGTTTGGGTCGGCAAATGGTCCATTTTTGAAGATTTACTGAACAAATAAATAAAAGTATATCAACACGAAATATGAAAAGTTTTCTCAATTTTCTAACAGAAGCAAAAGAATCGCAGGCAGCAATGCAAGCGAAGAAACTGGGATATACTGGAGACGGTCACGGCGGATGGTTGGATCGTTCCGGTAAAGTTGTTGCGAGAACAGAAAAGGGAAAACTTAAGTATATTGATGGACGCCAACCAAAAGGTGCAGAAGAACCAACATCAGGAAGACAAACTACTGCTACTCCAACTGCACAATCAACTAAAGCCGCACAAGCACCTGCACCACAACCTCAAGCAGCTCCAGGACAAGCACCTGAAGAGCAACCAGCAGAAGAACTCCCACCACTGACTGTTGTATTTGGTCGCTTCAATCCACCAACAGTAGGACACGAAAAACTTCTAAAGTCTGCAAAGAGAATTGCTACTGGTGGAGATATTAAGATTTACCCTTCAAGGTCTCAAGACCCAAAGAAGAATCCTTTAGATCCTAATACTAAAGTTTCTTATATGAAAAAAATGTTCCCTGAATTTGAGGAGAACATTATTAACGATGAAGAGATGAAAACCATTTTTAATGTTCTTGTTAATGCAAATGAAGATGGATACACTAATGTAAATATTGTTGTTGGATCAGACCGCCAAGCAGAGTTTGAAAACCTTGCACAAAAGTATAATGGAGATCTTTATAACTTTGATTTAATCCGTGTTGTTTCTGCCGGTGTAAGAGATGCGGATGCAGAAGGTGTTGAGGGAATGTCTGCTTCCAAGATGAGAAAAGCAGTTGTTGATGATGATTTTAAATCATTCCGTAGTGGAACTCCAAAGACACTTGATGATGGACAAACTCAAGCACTCTTTAATGCAGTCCGTCAAGGAATGGGTGTAAAGAAAGCAAAAGTCAAGAAAGAAAGTTATTCCTTGTGGGAGATTGCTCCTAAGTATGATATGAGAAATCTTCGTGAAAATTATGTAAGAGGGAAGATTTTTAGAATTGGAGATAAAGTCCAAAACCTCAATACTGGTTTGATTGGTGAAGTAATGCGTAGAGGAACTAATCATCTAATCTGCGTAACTGAAGAAGGATATATGTTCAAGTCTTGGATTAAGGATATTATGGAATATACTGAAGTCAAGATGGATAGGATGTTTAGAACACCGGGAAAACCAAATACACTTGCAGGTACTACGGGTTATCTTAAGTATGCGGCTAAGCAAACTCCAGGTTCATCTTTAGGTAAAGAAAATCTTCAGGCAGGTGGAACTTCATTTTTAGACAAATTTATAAATAACTATAAGAAACAAAAAGTACGTGCTTAATTAAGATGTCTATCAATCCCCTGAATGATATTTCTAGAGTTTATCTGGAGCAGGTTGCTGTTGAAGAAGGTGTGAGACCTGGTAATGTTGAAAGACCTCTTGATAAAGCAGCATTTAAGAAGCGTAGAAGAAGTCTTGCTGGAAAAGAAAAAAGTGCTGAAGCAAGAAAAAGAGGGCACGAAGGTAAAGAATGGTATAACAGTGGAAGAACTTATAGTCCTGATGAAGTAAAGAGAAGTCGTGCAAACATGGATGATGCAGAAAGACGTACAAGACATCGTAGTGCTGTAGATCCTGATAGTGAGAATGATAATGCCTTCTCCGCAGATAAGACTAAGAATCCTAAGAAACTCCGTAAGCAAAAAGCAATGGGAGAGTCTGCAGTTCCTGGAAAACCTGCCGAAAGACTTGGTGCAGTGACTGCTATTCCTAAGTCAGAGCAAGAGGCTGCTAAAGAAAGACTACTTGCAAAAGCAAAGGCGATGAGAGAAAAGAATAAGATTAAGGAAGCATTAGATCCTGTAGGTCAAGAGGATGCTGATGTTGATAATGATGGCAAGAAGAATACAAAATCTGATGAGTATTTACTAAAGCGTAGAAAGGCAATCTCAAAAGCAATCAAAGAAGCACTTGATCCTGTTGGTAAAGAGGATGATGATATTGATAATGATGGTGATGTTGATAAGTCTGATTCTTACTTAAAGAATCGTAGAAAAGTTCGTGGTAAGGTAATTGCGAAAGAAGGTTATTCAAACTGGAGACAAGATTTATCGGAAGTAATGACCGATACTGAGTCTGAGAAAAAGGTTACTGAAAAGAAGGTTAATAATAAAATCAATATCAACCCAAAACTTGGTGAGGCAGTAGAGAATCTTGGTGGAACTCTCCTTGAGATGGTTGAGATTGATGAAGTTGATTATATTGTAGAGAGTGTTTATGATGAACTTCTTGAAGAGGGATATGAGGAAGATGATATTGAAGAAGCACTTGAGTTTGCACTTACTGAAGCAACTGTAACTTTCGGTCACGATACTGACACTGGCGTTACTGCCAAGAAGAAAAAAGGCAACTTAGTTGCAGCAGTTGGAAGACTTGCAAGACAAAAACTCTCAAGTAAAGTTCGTGGCGCTAAAAAAGCAGCTGCTGGAGCAGTTGCTAGTGGAGCAAGAAAGGTCGCCAAAGGTGCATTAGGTGTTGCACGTAAAATGGAAGGTGGTGATAAAAAACCATCAACAGCAGCAAGAAAACCATCAACATATCGTGGTGCTGGCGCAGGACAAAAAGAAAGAGTAAGTAGTGGTTCTTATACACCACCTACCAAAAAGAAAGCAGAAAAACCTTCTGATCCTTGGAAGGGAAGTTCTACAGTTCCTCAAAAACCAAAACCAAAACCTAAAGCAGAGAAACCTTCTGATCCTTGGGAGGGTAGTGCAACAACCCCATCCAAACCAAAAGCAAAGAAGGCGGCAACTAAAAAACCAGCGACACAAAAAGCACCTGCAGCAAAATCAAAAGCACCAGCAGCGACTGCTACAAAGAGAAAGAGAAAGTCTAAATTAGATGATCTTCTTGCAAGTGTTAGAAGTGAGCAAGTTCAGATTGATGAAAAAACTTTAACCTCCTATGAGACTAAAGAAAAGGAAAGAATCGTTAAGTCAATGAAGTCCAAGGCAGGAGATTTTGAAAAAAGATATCCTGGTCGTGGTAAGGAAGTAATGTATGCTACTGCTACCAAATTGGCAAAAAAGATTGCTGAGCAAGCAATGGAAATCCAACCAAAGGGGCAGCAATCTAATCAGTCTGCTGGAGAACAAAAAAAAGTTGGACAGCAAAGAGATAAGCAAAGACAGCAAGAAATTCAAATCCTTCAGAGAAAACTTCAAGCATTGAGATCTGCTCCTAAGGGTTTAGATACTGATATTACGGCTTGAAATCCTAAATAGAGACGGATACTCTCTTACGGAGGACATTATGGGCGCAGTAGTTGCGGTGGTAAAACCACTTCTTATTCAAATTGCGACACATCCAGCAGTCAAGAATCTTGTTCTTGATCTACTTAAAAAGTATGTTGATAGTACTGATAATAGTATTGATAATGTAGTTTATGAACTTGTAAAGGATAAACTCTTTACACCTGAAGCATGATTACTTGCTTCGTGACTAATTGGGGAATAACTATTGTTCTTGGTTTGTTGTTAACTACATCTGAGTGGTTAGCAAAAACGAAAAGATTTGAAGAGAATGGATTATTAGATCTTTTAACTAATTTTTTAAGAGTTATTTTACGTAAAGGGGACCAAAAGTAAGGTCTCCTTTTTTTATAAATATTCATATCAAATAATTTTTACGGGAAAAAACATGGCACTCTGGGGAGACAAAGATAACATTTTTTCTGGTGGAACAGTATCTTTAGATTACCAAACTGGCGTTGTTACTGGAAGTGGTACAACTTTTGGTAATGTAGGTGCCGCTGGAACTGGAGATGTTATCCGCTTTGGTGATGTTGTTGGTGGCACTTATTATGGTGATGCTGTAATCATTGGCATTACAAGCGCAACTCAACTATCAATTGGTTCAACTAATGGTCTTAGTGGAGCTACTATTTCTGGTGCTCAGTACACTATAAATCAAGAACCAAAGTATACTATTGATGATGTTTTCTACAGTCAGAAGCACGAACATTCTGGCGAAACTATTAATGCAGTTGTAACCACTGCTTCTGCACCTGGAGCATCAATCGGAACTAGCATTGTTGCTGTTGCTAGCACAACTGGAATCCTTGTTACCGATACTCTTACTGCTAGTGGTGGAGTTAGTGCCGTAGTTTCTTCAATCGGTGCTACATCCGTTTCTCTTGGATCTACAATTTCTGCAGGCATCACAACTGGTGCAACCATTACATTTACTCGCGTAACTGGTGCTCGCAATACTTATGTTGCTGGTGTTTCAACTGAAGGTGTTGGTGCTGCTTCATCTACTGTGTATGAAATTGGTGCAGGATGGGTTGGTGTTACAACCTATAAAGATGCCGAAGGTAACTTAAGAGTCAAGAAGGAAATCCTTGTTGCAATGTCTGGTATTCAGACTGGAAATGTTCCTATCTATGACGAAGATCCAACTGTATGATATTAATACTATATGTTATTTGATGAGTTGAATGAGGATAATTTTCTTTTATTTGCAATTAAACATTATGAAAATCCTCAGGCAGTAACAAAAGAAGACTTTGAAAAAGACTTAAATCACTTTAAGTATATTAAAAGATTATTGAAACGATATAAGAATACAGGTCAGTTAAAATCTCATCTTCTTCTTAATCATTTTATTATTCTTTATAATATTTTTGGTGATGCAGCGACTCCTATGCTTTTCTATAAAATAGAAGAGGATTTGTGGTCTGCGATGAAAACATTTATTGTATTTCTTGGAAAACTGCCTGAGTATCCAAAATGTTATATTCATAATATACAAGTTGATTTAAACTGTCTCTCCGAATTGTATAAAATCTATAATGGAAAAGAAGAAACTGGACAGGATACTTGAAATCATAAGAGAGCAAATGGTTGCAAATGCTCCTGGGGGATCTGGTGGTTTTTCTGGATCCGCTGATCCGAAAGGACCTACCGCTGGTTTTGATCCGGTAATGGGTTTAACGAGAAGAAAAAAATACGCTTCATTGGGTGTGGGGTCCCGCAAACGCTGGATGAAAAATAAACCATCGCAGTAAACAAATGTTTGGACAAGACTCAAAAATTAAAGTTGCAGTTCTTGAAGAAAGAGTAAAAATTCACGAAGAGATGGTAGAGCGTGTGGATGCTGCCATTCAAACTTTAAGTGAGACAAACCAAAATATTTGCAAAATGCTTGCGGTTCACGACGAAAGAATTTTTAACTGTGCCCGAAGTGATGAAGATATCAGCGAAAAGATGGGTAAGTTAGAAGTTAAGGTAGATGAACTTTCTAAATTTAAATGGATGGCCGCAGGTGTAGTAACCATTGCTTTATTATTTGTTCCAATTGTAACAGATTTTATAACTTCTTCGATAAATTCTCTAACTGAACAGGTAAGAAATAAATAATTGAGTGTTGGCATCAATGCCAATGAAAACTAAAAACAAGACAACGATTTACTCACTTCAAAAAATAACAAATTCAGTTATAAAGTGGACAGGACTCTTAACTGTTTTGTGTATTGACAAGACGCGATAGTCTGGTAGAATAGGTAGACACCTCCTCGTATTGTTATGGATTTTGTTGATGTTAAATACATCAATTTGATTTCGGTAAGATTTCAAAAGTTTAAAAAAGTAAAACATAACCTTTATAATTTTCGTTGTCCTATTTGTGGCGATTCTCAAAAGAATAAGAACAAAGCAAGAGGATATCTATATCAAGTAAAGAATAATACAAATTTCAAATGCCACAATTGTGGTCTCAATATATCCTTTAATAACTTTTTAAAACAGATTGATACTGCAATATACAAACAATATACATTTGAAAAGTTTAAGGAAGGTCATACTGGAAAAAACTTTACTGTAGATGAACCAGTATTTAAATTTGAAGTACCTAAGTTTAAAGCAAAATTAGATTTGCCCAAAGCATCATCAAATGCCAAAGCAAAAAAATATCTGGAAGATAGAAAATTAAATCCAGATAACTATTATTACACCGAAAAATTTAAGGAGTGGACTAACTATCTTTTACCAACATTCGACAGTGTGGATAAAGATGAACCAAGGATCATTATTCCTTTGTTTTATCAAAATAATCTAGTCGGATTTCAGGGAAGAGCACTTGGTCCAAGTAAGGTTAAATACATTACTATAATGCTTGATAATGACGCACCAAAAATCTACGGTCTCGATGAAGTCCAAAAAAGTGAAACTGTCTACATCACCGAAGGTCCCTTTGACTCGACTTTCATTCGCAACTCAATTGCTCTTTGTGGAGCTGATGGTGATGTTGATAAGTGGGGTATTGACGATCCTATTTGGATATACGATAACGAACCACGCAATACAGAAATCTTATCAAGAATTTCCCGCGTTATCGGATCTGGACAAAAAGTTGTCATCTGGCCTTCAACAATAAAAGAAAAGGACATTAATGATATGGTTCTATCTGGACTTGATGTTCAGAATGTGATAGAATCTAATATCTACTCTGGATTAGAAGCAAAACTTAAATTTACTGCCTGGAAGAAAGTATGAGCAACGGTACAAAAGTTAAAAAACGTGATGGACGAATTGAGTCTCTTGACCTAGACAAAATGCATCTAATGGTTGAAGAGGCGTGTAAAGGTCTCGCAGGAGTCTCTGCTAGTCAAGTTGAGATGACTTCTGGTATTCAATTTTATGATGGAATAACCACTGGAGAGATTCAAGAAATTTTGATTCGTAGTGCAAGTGATTTGATCGATCTTGATCACCCCAACTACCAATACGTTGCTGCTCGTCTGCTTCTTTTTGCTGTACGTAAGCAACTGTATGGAAAAATGAAAGAACTTCCTACACTTGAGCAGCACATTATTCATTGTGTTACTGCGGAAGTTTATGATAATGACATTTATAATAAGTATTCTCAAGAAGAGATCATTCGCGCTGATTCTTTTATGGATCACGACCGCGATTTCCTGTTTACTTATGCAGGTCTACGTCAAGTCGTTGATAAGTACCTCGTGCAAGATAGAAGTGGTGGTGGAGTATATGAAACACCACAGTTTATGTACATGATGATCGCTCTGACTATTTTTGCAGAGTATCCAAAAGAAACCAGAATGTCATATGTCAAGAGGTATTATGACGCAATCTCAAAGCACAAAATCAACATCCCAACT